AAACAAGACCGAAAGCACGAACGCCATCAGCATCATATCCTGTTAGACCAGATAGAGCAACAGATACTTTGTTAAATGTAGCGATGTCAACTCCTACTTCGTGATTTACAGATCCAGAATCAGCAGCAGCTTTTGTAGCGGTAACGTTAACTGAAGCTTCGTTGATAGAGTATCCGAATTTTCCGGCGCCATATAGACCACCTGATACATCAGTGTCAACTCCTATCTTAGAGTTAGCAGTAGATACATTTCCGTACATGTTAGCACCGTCAGCTTGTCCAGTTTGAGCAGTACCGTACTTGAAATCAAGATAGAATACTAGCCCTGAAGGTAAGTTCATTGGTTGAACAGAAACGAAATCTTTTGCAGAGATTTGAGCGAATACTTTACGTACTAATGGTAAAGCAACACCAGCCCACTGCTCACCAGCTCCAGCGGTAAAAGTACCACCTGTTCCAGTTGTGTTAGCTTCAGCAACAATTTGCTTTGCTTGATTTTCAAGCATCATTGCCATGTTGTTAGCCTCCTTCTCCTTAAGTCCTTCTAAAAGACCGGAAGCAGACCACTTAGTAGCTAAACGAGTAGCATCAGCCTGTAGGCTTTTGTATCCGTTTGAGCTTTCTAATAATGAAGTTATTTCCATAATTAATAAGTTTTTTTAAATAGTTGATTATATAATTCCAGCTAATTTTTGCATTCTAAGGACGGCATCAGATACTTCACTAATTACTTCTTTCTTAGAAGCTGTTGTACCTGTAGCTTTACTTGCCATTCCTAATTTGTTTTCCTTGATTGGAGTAGTTGTTTTCTTAGCTACTACGTTCTCGGATACTGTTTCAAAAACAAGTTTGACTTCTTTGACTGTTTCGGCTTTATCGAATGCAGCAATGATGCTAACTTTTTGAGATTCAGTTAAGTTGTTTGCTTTAAAAACTTTATTTACATAAAGTAGTTTAGCGTTTAAAAGGTTTACTTCAGATAGTTGTGCTTTTAAAGTTTCGACTGTTTCTAAAGCTTCTGAAAGATTATTATCAGCTTCTTTCTCCTCATACACATCTAATGATGGTGAGTTAGAGATTGCGTTTAAAAAATCGTCAGCAGTTTCAGATTGAATCTTGCCACTATCTAATAATGAATGAACTATCTTAGTAAGAGTGTCAGCAGAAGCTGTTATTGGTAAAGCTTCTTCTTTTTTCTCGTCTACTTCTTCAGAAACTTCTTCATAAACTTCTTCACTAGATTCTTCTTTATCTTTTCCAGAATCTTTTTCAGAAAGTTCTTCAGTAGTTTCTTCAGTAACTCCTTCTAATTCTCTAAGAAGTTCATCTAAATCGATTTCTTCTTCGTCATCTGCACCCATTTCAGGCTCCATGCCTAAATCATCGGCAGAAGGCTCATCCATAGCGCCGGCATCCATATCAGCTCCCATTTCTGGTTCTGCTTCACCTGCATCCATTTCTTGAGCAATGATATCACGAATAAGATCTTTAAAATCTGATACTGATAGATCTTTAAGGTCCATGTCTTCCATCTCTTCGTTCTCTCCGGCTTCTTCAGCTTCTGGTTCTTCAGCTTCTGGTTCTGCCTTTTCTTCGCCGTCCTCAGTTTCTTCTGAGTCATCTTCGGCTTCAGCCTGTACTTCGATAAATCCGTTAGTTTCTTCTACTTTTTCCTCTGTTACTTCTTCTTCTTTTTCTTCCATTTCCTGAAGTTTAGCAGCTAATAAGTCTTTTAGTTGAGGGGTTAAAGTCTCTTCTAAAGCTTCTTTAGCGTTAGCAATAGCGGCTTCTCTTACGGATTTAGCTTCAGCAATAGCTTGCTTGAATAAATCTTTATTTGCCATTTTTAAAAAATTGTTGTTGTTGTAATTTCTACAGTTAAAAAACTGCAATTATGAATTTAATTTAAATACGATATAGAGATCGTATATTATGTATATAAATATATATGTTCTATAAAAACAAGAAACCCCTACATTTCTGTAAGGGAATCAACTTCTGCCCGTCGGTAGCGTCCGTTGGGAAATATTATTAGGTTCTTAATATATCGTTTATGATTAAATCTAAATTAGTATACTTAGATGTTTTAGCTTTTGCCTCATTTAATGATACTGGGTTCATAAATGCTCCATGTGTAGATGGATTAGATACAAAATCCCAACATACTAATTCGAAATCAGGCTGCACTTCTAAAGTGCCTTCATTTGATTGCTGGACTGAGCCAGTACCTCTAGATGATATGCCGATTGTATGTCCAGCTTTAATTATCTCTTTTACAATATTGCCTGAGGGTGTATTGAGTAGTTCTACACGTCCCATAAGGTCGTCTCCATCCCACCATAGCTCTTTTACTACATGTGAAGCGTTCTTTAAGGAGACAACGGGAGACTCAGGGTGATCCAATTCTCCAAATGCATTACCGTTTTTGACAAAATCTTCTGTATACTTTTTAGATTCTCTTTCTAAAATTGTTCTAGCATAGACTCTACCATTCTGATTTTGAGCTTTTGCTCTCTGCATTACACCTTCTACTTCAAATACTCCGGGTTTAGTTTTGGATTCTCGAAGAACAGATTTGAATGGTGTTACGTCTACTAATAGCTGGGCCATGATTATTTTTTCTTTTTTGATTTACTTTCCACAACTGGAGTAAATATTGTCTGTTTAGGTTCTTCTTCTAATTCCCCTCCTGCGTTCACTCTGTCAACATCTGCTCTAGAGATAGTCTTAACTCTAGGTAATTCAATACCTACTAAGAAAGTTTTCTGAACTGGTCTTAAGTCTTGTCTGAATGATGCTTCTAAGGCAGGTGCGATAAATCCACCAACTTTTAGACCTTCTTCATTTGTTACTTCACCCATCTTTACAAAAATATCTTTTACCTTACCGTTGATTCTATCATAAAATGATTCAACTTCGGTAACAATATTTTCTAGTTGGTTTACAATTTGTTTAGTTCCTCCGAAGTCAGAATACTCTTCTCCGAATTTAGAAAGTTGAGCGGTGGCGGCTTCTGTGATTACTTCTTCTTTAAGAACTTTTTTAATAATCATTTTAACAGCTTCCTTAAGCTGATCTTCGCTTTTACTAGAAGATGTTTTCGCTTCTGACATAGCGTTTTTAATAGCTTTGTCTTTTGAACCTTTATACTCTTCTTCACCTGATTCTATTTCTCCGTCACCGTCGTAATCTTTATTAGCTTTCTTTTCTGCTTCTTGCATGGTACGTCCGAATTCGAAATCAATCTCAAACTCTTGACCAATTGCTTCCATAAAATTCATTGCAGTTCCCTCTATGTCATCAGCGGCTTTGCCGGCTGCGTAGATGATATCAAATACTTGATCTGTGAGAGCTACATCTTCTTCTTTTAAGTCTTCTTTATGGTGTAATTTTTCACTTTCACCATTAGGTCCGCTGCCATTTTCGTCATGAGGGTCACCTGACATTAGTGAGTTATCAGGCATTTTATGTACCTTGCCTTTCCATTCTTTACCGTCTTTAGTAAAATGGGGAACACCTTCTTTTTCTTCTATTGAAGTTTCAGTTTCTGCTAAGGCTTCGTAATTTGTGGAGATATAGTTATTAAACCCTTCTACTGGTTCTGCTCCGTCCATAATATCTTGAGCATGTGTTTTAATAAATTCTTTAATAATCTGATTAATACCGGGTATGTTTTCGTATTTACTTTGAATAGCACCTATTGCAGAAGTAACAGTCTCTCTTAATGAAGGTTCTTCTACTTCTTCTATAGGAGTAGATACTTTTCTTTCCTTAATTCTGTTAATAGCTGATTGTATTTGCTCTTCAGTATAGTTTTCTTTTAAATCAGCTTTTTTCATACCGTTGGGTACGTCTATTTCTTCTCCTTTTTTAACTTCTTTCATTTTATCATTTTTATCAACTTTATTAGACTCTCCTGCCATAAGGTCAATATAGTGATTAAGGTTTAATGTAAGGTTATGAACAGCTTTTCTTTTAGCTTCTAGGTACTGCTCTTTGCTAACATACCCTACTGGGTCTATATCTTTTGCAGCAAGTTCAATATCTATACCTCTTTCAATTACGTCTAAAGAAATATTAACTTCCGGGTACTTAGCTTCTTCTTTTTTAACTTCAAAGATCATACCTTTATTTTTAAGTATTTGAACTGAGTCGTCAAAGCCGTTAAACTGTGAAATAAAATTAGGAAATTGCTGTCTCATTTGACGAACAAATTCTTTCTTATTTAATGTACCTTCAAGTACTGTGTTATATTTTTCGGTTGCGGTTTTCATATGTTATAAATAATCAAATGCTTTAGTATGTGATGGTCTTTTTGGTCTAGAAACTACTTTATATCCATCTTTTTTTAAAGTCTTTATTGCTCTACTGTCTTTACCAAATGCTTTTGGAGTTGCATACTGAGCTCCGGTACCTGGAGTAAATGATGCACCTCCTGCATTGGTAGCATTAACTTCACGTAGGGCTTGTACTTCTTTTATTATTTCTTTTACAAGACTGATTAATTCAGATTTCTTCATAGTGATCTCAATTCATTAACTAGATCGTAGTATTGCATTAGATTGATTAAATGAGAATCAGATATCTTTTCTTTGTTCGATACTGGGTTAATTGATTTAGCAATTTCATTTAATTTAATCTTAACTACTTGGTCTTTTACCTTTGGAGTTAGATCTAATACATCTTTTGTTATTTTTGTTAATTCCTCGTTAACTATGTTTCTAAGTCTTGCGTTAGAGTTAACTGATGTGATAAACTCTCTTAGTATATTTTTTTGCTCAGGAAGTAGATCCTTATATTTGTCATTAAACTTCTCTAATAGTATTTTAAAAGTAAGAAGTCTTAAATCTTTGTCGTATTTTGAATACTCCTCTATTAAAGTATCTTTTACATCTTGTTCGTTCTGAGAGTTAGAAGTAAGGTGTTCTAATATAGTAGTTTTATTCTCTATTAAAGAGTTTGGATCTACTAAATCAGAATTATTTTGAGCTTCCAATAAACAGTAAAGAGCAGCCAGGGCTTTATACTCTCTAACTTGTATACTAAAAAATTCATTGAGATCATAATGAGCTTTAAGATCGGCCACTAGTTTGTATTTCTGATCTTTTAAGTCGTTTTGATTTAGTTTTCTAGAAATTTCAGTTATAGTAGAAAGTACCGTCTCAGCTTTAGACTGAGATACATTCTTGCTTTTTAAAATAAACTCATAAAGTTTAAACTCTTTGGCAATAGCTGATCCTCCGGTGAAATACTTTTTAAGTATAGAAACAGAAGGAGAATCATTTTTAGACAACGTATCTGCTGCTATCTGTTTAACTAAAAGCTCAAATATCAGACCGGTGTTTCTGAGTTTATTATGTTTTATTCTCATTATATACGTTTACTGTAATAAATATCGGTTAATTACCTAAATCTTTTATATTCTCCTCATTGAGTAGTTCAGAGGTGTCTTGAATTGGTTTCTCGAATACTATACTCTTTAGCATTTCTTTATTTTTATAGTAAACAGACTGTGTAGTTAAGTTCTCCATTACGTTTTCATTATCAGAAGGAAACCCTCCGTGCATTCCATGGGTACCTAATCTATCTCTTCCCCCTAGTGGATCTTCACTTGTGCCGTATACTGAAAATTTCTCTCTAGGTCTTCCGCCTTCTGGGCCTGGTGCTCCAAAATCTGGTTCTTCTGAATAACCCATTGGTACTTCTTTAGTGCCGGCTCCTTTAGGTAAAGGTGTATCTCCCTTAGGTGTTGAAGTAGACCGTCTACCGTACATAGAAGCAAGATCATGTGGGGTGCCGTATGTAGTACCAGCCTTAGCCGGGTCATTTCCTTCGGTTTCGATTTGGGCGACTCTAAACATTCTCTTACTATCCTCTCTAACAAGTTCTCTTTCTTCATTGTACTGGTCTTCAGAAAGGTTAAATATACTCTCGTAAATATAATCAGATGAGAATAGTTTTGTATCTTTCATTTGATTTGCAAGATCGATCTTTTCTTTCATAAGAGCAACCTTTTCTTGTTCAAATATAATTGATGGAGTAGTAAGCTTAATTTCAAAATTAGTTAAAGACTCTCCGGTAAATCCTTGAGCGTATAAATGAACTAAACCAATTTTAGTCAATTCAGATTCCATTATACGTTGGACACGTTCAACTGTTCTTGCAAATCGAATATCTTCAGCAGCAAGTGTTGCTTTGCCGTTTAGATCACCTTCGTATCCAAAATATGCTTTAGGTATCTTTAAAGCAGCAAACATTTTAGCTTGTAGATACTGTACATCTGTTGTACCATCGTATTCTAATCCTTTTGTTGTTTCAATACGAGTAGAAGTATCACCACCACGGACTGGGAGGTAAAAGTCTTCCATCATGTTCTGCATATTGAATTTCAGATTGTATTGACCATCAGACCCCATATAAGGTGTTTTCTTCATTGAATTGATAGTCTTCTGCATGAACTGATCTACTTCGGCTGGGGGAATAGAACCAACGTTAATATAGAACATTCTCTTCTCTGGAGCTCTCATGATTCTGTGAATCAACATTGCATCTTCCATTAGAGTAACTTGCTTGAATATTTTTCTAGCAGGCTCTATATAAGACCGTCCGTAAGGTAAGTAATGAGTATCAGAGATTAGTCTAAAATGAGCAATTTCATAGTTATCAAACTCTATTACTTTTTTACCAGATTTAGGTAGATAGTTAGGATCTTGAGTAGAAGCTAATCCGTCAGGATCTAATTGAAATGTAACTTTAGCAGGATTCTCTGGATCTAATCCTTCTTGTCTAGAAATATTGTATACCGTATAAGGTAGTACATTATACACTCCAAACTTTTCAGAAATTTCTAGCTTTAAGAAAAAATCTCCGTATTTACACATATTACGAGTCCAGGACCAAAGATTAAACTCTATATTTAATATATCGTAATATAGATTGTAAAGAACTCTTTGAATATTTTCATCTGATGACTTAATGGAAAGTACTTCATTTTGATCATTCTTAACTGAAGCTTCATCTGCTATAATGTCTAGTGCTGAGGCTATAATTGGATCGGTATCCATTGCCTCGTAATCAGAATATAATTGAATCCTTAAGGTCTGATAATTTAGATTGGGATTGAAAATATTCTTATTATTGTAGATGTACAGACGACTAAATCTGTCAACTAGGGAGTTAGTTTGAAATTTACCGGTTGTTTGAATTTGGTTTATGTCAGCTATTTTTAGCTCCTTTCCTCCAACGTTTCTTATTACTACATCGCTTGAAAATAATCTCTGTAGCCTACTAAATAAAGTTGTATCCGCCATTTGGGGTTAGTTTAATATATGTATATAAATAGTTTTATTTAAGTAACCAGGAGATATCTTCTTCGCCGTAGCTATTCTTAACAATATACGGATTATTTTGGTAATATCCAACTGAATTAATAACTGCTTCATTTTTAGAATTTAGGTTAGTAAAAGAGGATAGTTGTGCTCTTGCTAAGTCCATGCCTTGTTGTCTTAATCTTAGTGCAGTATCTCTAACGTATAGAGCTGTTGCACATGAAATAAGTAAATCATCATTATAGTTAATTTGAGCTTGAGCTTTACCGTTTTTCCAAACAAAGACTCTCATCTCCGACATAAGCCTTTTAGACTGTATGGTAACAGAACGCTCTCTTATGTACTCAATCATTTTAGCTATTACTAGAGGTCTAGTTCTAGCAGACATTGTAAAGCCGGGTACAAGTTTATCTCTCTCATACTTATTCATATAAGATTCTACTGTCTCCATATTAGAGGTAGAACTGTAATACATGTTTCTATACTCTCTTTCAAGTATTTGCTCTATAGTAGCCCATCCGATATTTGCGTTCTCACAGACTAGTAGAGCTTCATTATACTCTGATGCTATTCCTACAAGTACGTTACCAAAGTCTTTTGGTGAAATCTTACCTTTATACTCTGCTACTTGGGTGCATGATTCTATTTCAAATACATGGAATGCAGAGTAATCGGCAGCGTCTCCTCTTGCAACATCAGCTACAACCATATAGTCTTTTGTATAGTCAGCAGGTTCCCATATCCATAAGTTACTATCAACTCCTCTTCTTTCGACAGGATCTTTTTGATAAGTTTCTTCGTAGAATATAAGGTCGGTAGGTTCGAATACTGTATCACCTGAAGCTAAGAAGTCACAGTCACATTCCTGTCCTGCCATTCTAGGACCTAAATCTCTAT